AAGACTAGATAGATAACCTTGATTGGCTATCTCCTCTGCTTTCTTATGGTTATTGTAATGGTCGTTTAATATTTGACCGTTGTTGGTTGGGTATCCGTCCCAATGGCAATAGGTGACTATTACCTCTCCGTTTGGTTGCTCATAAGCAATATTACTTCTCGTTCCCATATTTACTCCTATATATTTATGGTTAATAAAGTGTGAGGCGTTGTTCATATTAGCTACCAACAAACCATGGTCGATTGGTAGATAAAACTGGATTTATACTTTGATAGCTATCCTCTTTTCTGCTAACCTCACTATCTAATGATACATTATGTAGTCATTATTGCAAGTGTTTTAGTAAACATTTTGTATCTTATTTATATAATAGAATAGATTTATATGCAGGGTTTTTGGAGATTAATCGCATCTGTCCCCTCTCTTTGTCTCTCTCCAAATAAAAAAGCAAACACAAACAGGCTCTAGTCGGGCTATTAGTCGGGCTGTCGGGCTAATCGGGTCGGGTCGGGTTGTAAGAACTTACACACACAATATAACACAGATCCACACCGGTAAACATACCAGGCTGGAGGCTGACCGGTAAGATTTTGCTGGTCGTCTGGCACACCAAAACCTGACTATATATAAGAGTTGCAATTTGTATCCAATGTGATAAGCTAGAACTTCAAATAAACTTTATAGGAGAAGTAATATGATAAGAAAATTTGAACAAGAAGCCATAGTCAATCAGATTATGGAAGGTGTCCACGAAAGAGTGGATAAACAAATAGCCAAAGCTGAGAAGTCTCCTGATTTCAAAGCGATTAAGAAGTTAGCTGACAAAGTGCAGGAGTGTTATAGAGAAAGAGAGAAGATTTCAAACAAACTAAACACTATGGAGTCTGCTTGTAATGAAGCTATCAGAAACTATAACAGTATGAGCCAAGAAGCCTTGTATGGCATTCAGTCTTTTGGTTATAGTAATAAGAAGATAGATTGGTTTAAACATGATTGGGAGACTAGAGATAGAATATCTGACAAGTTAGCAATAGCATTGTTAGAGCCAATGGCACAAGAAAGAATAAAGGACATCATTACTGCTATCGCTGATGAGGTATCTAAGTAATGTGCCTACAAAAATGTCCTAAATGCAACCAAGACCACATTCATTATCTTGGTGATAACTGCACAGGTGAGATGGAAGATTGGCATTGTCAAACTTGTGATGCACACTACGAAGTAGATGTGAATATACATAGGCACTTTGAAACCATGAGGGAGGTTGTCGTATGAACTATTAATCATTACCCGATAAGCCCGACCTAGTGTCGGGTTTTTTTATGTCGGGAGTCGGGGTTCGGGATTACTTGCCAAGCACAGAACTAAACACAGTATTAACAAACACAAGATCCAATACCAGGGGATCTGGATCAGCCCAGGGGATCTGTCCAGGATGAAAAATAAGTTGACATAATGTATCCAATGTGATTCAATAAGCTTTTAATTACAGGAGAAGTAATATGTCATATAAGATAATAAGATTTTATAGAGAGGACGGGTTTCCAGGTCCAGCTCGCGAAACAATCAAAACTGGATTAACTTTGGAAGAAGCACAGGAGCATTGCCAAAGAGACGACACCCGGGAAGAAGGCGTGTGGTTTGACGGTTATGATGAGGAGTAATGGATACATTGTTCCTGATTACGGTTGGCGTATATGTGCTGGTGTTCCTATTGTCGGGTCGGGTCTAGTGATTAGTTCCAGGCCTGGTCCACAGCCAGCACTAAAGCCTTACACACACAAGCAGAGGATCCACCAGGCATGAGGCTCGGGTATGTCGGGTACTGTCATCTCGGGACAGCTCGGGTTTGGAGTTCTACTTTGAAAGAGTGCGAAACACAATGCCAAGAGTTTATCCGGCAGAGTCCAGGATATATGATCCGGAAAGGTCTATTTATCTATGAATTAAATAAAGGAAAAGAATTTAAGAAAAGAGTAGACAAAATGTAGACAATCAATTATGCTTATCTTATCTTTTAAACAAAACCAATAGGAGGTTATTATTATGAAGATAGAAATAAACTTATACGATGAGACTGGAGAGAGAGTCGTTGGCAAAGCCATAGAGACTGACTGTCAAAGTCTAATCATTAATGGTATGCACATCATCCAAGCAGGTGGAGTGCATGCTGAGATGAGGGAGTTAGCCCAAGAGCAACAACCTGACAATGTAGTTCCTTTAGAGTTGAACTAATGTTTAATGTCTTAGCACATCTAGATAATAAACAGCCCTACACTTGTGATGAGTGTGGGGTTGGGTTTAGTTTTGATGATTACGAAAGAAATTCTTATTGTTGTAAGAAGAATGTTCGTTGGACTGAAACATGGTATAAACAAAAACATGGTTCAGACGAATATAGATGTATGATAAAAACTGGTCAATCTAAACCAAAAGGAAATCCTACATATCATTACTGTTTTGATTGTGCTGATGTAAAGCAATAACAATTAGTCGGAGGATTAAGGGAGCAATACGCTCCCTTTTTTTATGTTCGGAGTCCCAGCAGGACACAATAATCGGTCGGTATAACGTAGCGATTGGGTGGGGGGACACAAAAAGTGCAGGGCAATAGTATACACACACAAGGTTAATAACAAACACACTCAAAACATATATTTAACACAATGCTAGTAATTTTTAGCAAAATTCTGATACAATCGGATTTTAACTACAGGACTGTACATGGACGAAGAAATGATGGGTATGCAGGTAGACCCAGTTATGATGCCTGACCAACCAATGATGCAAGGGACTCCTGCCCCCCAAGAAATGCCTGGTCAAATGCAACAAGATTTAGATTCTATTTCTGGTTCAGATCAAGAAGAGGCTAAACAAGCCCTCACACAAATTATTAAAATTTTACAAAAAATGGTATCTCAAGGTGCTTCTGACGAAGAGATTGAAGCTTTCTTACAGCAAGTAGGTATTACTATGGAAGAACTACAGATGGCTAGGGAGATGTTTGGTATATGATGAATATGCAACAAATTCTTGGCGAGTCTGGTAGAACCATGTCAAACGAAGATAGACAAATCATGGACATGATGATGAGAAAATCTAACCCAGTATCACCACCACAAAGAATGCCTATGCCTGACAACGAACCTAGAATGGGTGATAGATCTCCTGCCAACCAAATGTTCTCTATTGAAAGCGAAATAAGTAATCTTATGAAATCTTACAATATGCTTGTAGAGGCACAAGAGTTTGATAGAGCTCAACAAGTTGCTACCATGATTGACCAGTTACAACAGCAAAAAATTGGCGTACAAGCTCAAAACGTACCACAAGAAGACGACATATCTAGAATACTAGACTCTATATCTATCTAGCCAGTCATGGCTGCAAGAAAGGAAATACTTTCAGACTTAAGCTCCAAGATAGCTGATGGTAATATCCGTGAAGCCTACCGTACTTTTGAAGAACTACCTGTTGTAGATCAAATAGCTGTTAGCATCTCTCCTGGTGTCGGTGATGCTCTTGCTGCCTATGAGGTTGGTGAGTTTGGTTCTAGGGCTAAAACTAACATAGAAGACAAAGATTACCTTGGTGCAGCAGGCAATACTGGTTTAGCTGCTCTATCTGGTATAAGTTTGATACCGTTATTTCGATTTCTTAGAGGTGCTAGAGGCGTAACAAAGTCTGCTCCTAAATTAGCAGAGGCTCCACCCCCTCAAAAACCCCCGACAAGGGAGCCAGCGCAACTAGCACCGCCTAAGATTACCGAACCTGAATTACCCAAAGTTGAGCCATTCCAACCTAAAGGCATACAAGATATTGGTTATAACACCACCCAACCATCTATACAGCTTAGTTCTAAGGCTAGGAAGTGGGTCAATGGCTTACATCCACAATCTCCTGGCAAAAAGGTACAAGAATTAGCACCAGAAGAGTGGGTCAAGCGTTTAGTTGATGCTGGTATACCTAAAGGAGAGCTTAGATTACTAAGAATCCTTGACGAAGCTAATGAAATTAACCCTAAGTTCTTGAACGAAACAGCAGGATCTAAAACGATATCTAGAGGATTCCTTGATGATTATATGGCTAGATCACAAAGAGATGCTATTCAGATGCGTGGAGTCCCAAAGACTGACCTAGAATCACCTAACACAAGGTTTGCTAACGAAGATTTACAAAAAACTCAGAATCAAGCTCTGTATTTCGTTAGAGGTTCTGGAGAGTACAGAGGTAAAGCAGATCACTACAGAGATAAAATATATCCTGATGGTACTGATGCTAATAAGTCCTATGTTTTTGATGGTACAGGGGTATCAGATCCTAGGGCTAGATACAATTTAGCTTATGGTTTTGATGATAGTAGTGAATACATTAAAAGCAAGGGTATAAGCAAAGCCTTTGATGAGATAGATCTTAAAGAAGGCGATAAGGTTGAAAGCATTTTTAGAGTGCAATCAGATTTCCAAGGCGAAGTAGCTGATACTTATTTGCCTAGGCAGATTCGTGAGTTTAATGAGACTAAGAACTTTATTAGTAATATAGACAACCTTCAACTGCGTAATATTAATAACGCAAGAGTAAGCTACGCACAAGAAATGAACTCAATGTTAGGTGGTTCTAGCACGCAAGCAGGTATGTTTGCTAGAAACCTTAAGCCTGACTTTGTAGATGCTTTTGTAAAAGGCGAAACGGACAAGCTTAAAAAGATACTTGGTGATGATTTATACAAAGTATTTACTGATAAAGAATTAGCTAACAGAATACCAGGTAAGTTTTTTACACCAAGCACAGAACTACAAGAATATGCATTGAAAGGTGGTGTAGAATTTGATGGACCGTTATCATTTACAAATTTTGCAGATGATATGTTTCGTAACAACGCTTCATTAACTCCTAAAAATTTCTACTCCAGGATGCCTGATATTGAAAAAATAATACCTGACAATGCAGAAACAAGTGCAGTTCTTAAGGAGGTTTATAAAAGACGTAAAGCTATTGAAAAAATAAAGACAAAAATACTGGGTAAGTCTGCTAATGCTAGAGGTGGTTTTGTAGATCCAGCACAACAAAAGACAATACTTAAAAAACTCAAAGATTATAACAAGCAAGTAGACTTAGTAAATAAAGCTGTTGCTGATGGCGTTGCTGTTGACATAGATAAAATTGCAGCATCCTTAGACGAAGATATACTAAGGTTTGGTATTGATAAGCTTGATATTACACCAAAAGATATTGAGAAAATTACAGGTAAACCTTTTTCAGAATCATTGGATAAAACTACTGAAGATATTTTTTATACCATGAAGAACGGTAAACAAACATACATTGATGTTCCTAACAACCCAACCGATCTTGCTAAAGCTTACTTTGATGATATTGCTAGTGAAGGCACTACCATGATGGAGTTAGCAGGTGGTGTTAAGGCTCTTAAAAAAGCTATTAGTGTAAATGCAAAAGACTTTGGTATGAAGATAGATCCATACTTTGATGGCGGTAGTTCTAAGTACATGAAGCTACCTGTAAGGGCTAGAGTGCTCCAAGCTGCTAAATCTGGTAGAGATGGCATACACATAGGTCCTAAACAGGCACAAACCGAAGGTAGTCCAACAAGAATTGTTCAACAATATTCAAGTGGCGAAAAAGAAATACAAAAGATACTTGATGAGCTTATTCCTAATAGAGCCAATCAAAAAGGCATGATTTCTAAAGTAAGTGGCACTGACACTGAATATGATGGTACTTATCTTAAATTTACTGATGAGCTTAGAAAAGCTATTGAAGAACAAGGCATAGACGCATTTAAACTTGGTGGACCTGTAGAAATAGACAGGATGTTAGCTGATCTATGAACCTAGCCCATTTATCCGATCATGAAATAAAAGAAACCTTAGTTCTTAAAGAACGCCTTGAGTTATTAAAGAATCAAAAGCAATGCCAAGATAGTTTTCTGAAGTACGTTGAATATATGTGGCCTGAGTTTATTTGTGGTAGACACCATAAGATCTTTGCTCAAAAGCTAGAAGATGTAGCCAACGGTAAGATTAACCGACTCATTGTAAATATGCCGCCTAGACATACCAAGTCTGAGTTCTGTTCTACCTATTTCCCTGCTTGGATCATGGGCAAGCAACCCAAGCGTAAAATCATGCAGACGACTCACACAGGCGAACTTGCTGTGCGATTTGGTCGTAAGGTTAGAAACATGATGGATACTGACGAATATAAAAGGATATTTGATGAGGTAGAGCTCAAAGCTGATTCTAAGTCTGCTGGTCGTTGGGAGACTGATAAAGGTGGTGAATACTTCGCTGCTGGTGTCGGAGGTGCTATTACAGGTCGTGGTGCGGATCTATTGATAATTGATGATCCACATTCAGAACAAGATGCTCTTAGTCCTAGTGCTTTGGAATCCTGTTGGGAATGGTATACCTCTGGACCTAGACAGCGTTTACAACCAGGAGGAGCTATCATATTGGTTATGACCAGGTGGAGTTCTATAGATCTAACTGCGAAGCTATTAGACGCACAAAAAGAATCTGCTGCTGACCAATGGGAAATAGTAGAGTTCCCTGCTATATTCCCAGATACTAACCATGCTTTATGGCCTGAGTTCTGGGAAATATCTGAGCTAGAAAAGGTCAAAGCATCACTGCCAGTACAAAAATGGAATGCACAGTGGATGCAGACTCCAACTTCAGAAGAAGGCTCTATTGTAAAACGTGAATGGTGGAATATATGGGAAGGCGACTCACTACCACCTGTAAGTTATATTATACAAAGCTACGATACTGCTTTTTCTAAAAAGGAAAACGCTGACTACTCAGCTATATCCACTTGGGGTATTTTTAGACCTACGCCTGATTCACCAGATTGTATTATTCTGCTTGATGCTCAAAAGGGTCGCTGGGACTTCCCAGAGCTTAAACGCATAGCTTATAACGAATATAAATACTGGGAGCCAGATATGACATTGATTGAAGCTAAAGCTTCTGGTACACCACTTACACACGAACTTAGAAGGCTAGGCATTCCTGTTGTCAACTACTCTCCAACTAGAGGACACGATAAATCAACAAGAATGCACTCGGTTGCTCCTATATTTGAATCAGAGTTAGTCTATGCACCTGAAAAGAAATTTGCAGAAGAAATGATAGAAGAATGTGCAGCTTTTCCTTTTGGTAAAAATGACGATTTGTGTGATACTATGACTCAAGCCCTAATGAGATTTAGAGAGGGCGGTTTAGTTTCTCTTGACGATGATTACTCAGATCAAGAAAAAGCACCAGTTAGAAGGGTATATTACTAATGGCAATAGAAAAAGATATTAATCCAACAGTTCTCAACGAAGAAAATCAAATGTCTCTTGGTGATGAGGGAATGGAAGTAGCACTAGCTGCGATTGAAGAAGCTGGTATGGAAGACTTTGTTATGCAGGATGACGGCAGTGCAATACTTGAATCAAGTATGCAAGGTGCTCCTATGGATACTGGGTTTAATGAAAACCTAGCTGAGTCTTTAGACAATAGTGATTTAGGTAGAATTGCTAATGAGCTTGTAGATGGCATTGAAAAAGACAAATCCTCTCGTGAAGATTGGGAAAGAACTTATACCGATGGTCTTAAATACCTAGGCATGAAGTTTGACGATGAAAGATCCGAGCCTTTTGAAGGTGCTTCTGGAGTCATACATCCATTATTAGGTGAAGCAGTCACAACCTTCCAAGCACAAGCATACAAAGAATTATTACCCTCTGGTGGACCTGTTAAAACACAAGTTGTAGGTGCATACGATAGTGGTGTAGAAGAACAAGCACAAAGAGTCAAAGACTTTATGAACTATCAGATTACTCATGTTATGGAGGAGTTTGATGAGGAGCTAGACCAAATGTTGTTCTATCTTCCTTTAGCAGGTTCTGCGTTTAAAAAGGTTTACTACGATGAAACTCTAGGTAGAGCTGTATCTAAGTTTGTAGCTCCTGAAGATTTAATTGTGCCTTACTACACAACCGATTTAGAGTCTTGTCCTAGAATTACTAATGTAGTTAAGATGCCAGAGAATGAAGTAAGAAAACTTCAAGCTCTTGGTTTTTACCGTAAGGTAGATATAGACTTTGGCGATGACGCTACGACATCATCTGATGTAAAAGAAGAAATAGAAAAGTTATCAGGGATGGAGCCTAGCTATGATGATGGTGAAGTATCAGTTCTTTATGAAGTGCACTGTAATTTAGAATTAGATGG